CAAAGGAGCCTCCTAAAGAATGAAGGCTCACATAATTACAGTTCCAGATAGATCAGCGCCCCTTAGACGTCTAGTTCACTCATTTTCTCTCTGCAAATCTATAGATCAAATAACAATACATATTGATCATGAGTATAAAGGGCCGTGGTTCAATACCTTGCAAGCATTGACCGCAATAGCGTCAGGAACTGAAATTTGTTTGATTGCTCAAGATGACATCAAGCCATTACCTACGGCGATAGATGCTCACATCAATGTTTTAAAAGGTCATTTGACAGACCCAATAGGGTTAATAAGTCTATTCACCCCTCCAAGAAAAGAGTTTCAAGAAATATCTGAAAAGGGTTTTGATGGGTTTAATGATAACAATTTTTTATGGGCGCAGTTCTATATGATTTCGCCTGAGTTCGCTCAGGATGTAATAGAATGCAACGAGATTATTGATAGAGCAAAAGCAAAATATCACGATGAGGTAAGGTTTAGATTTGCCGCACAGAAATATAAAAAGAGAATTGTAACTCTCTGTCATAGTTTTGCACGTCATGATCTTAGCGTAAAATCTACTCTTGGCACCCCTTCTGCAATAGGGTCAGTAGTAAGGGATACAAAGAGTATTGCTTCTGTAGATCAGTCATTTGAAGCTCTTAACCTTAAAGTAAGAAATAGCGCAAACGATTTACATTTAGAGATATGAAATTTCGCACCTGCAAATTCCATGAAATCGAACATCTTCAAAGCGAGGATGACAGAGGCATTGTAGAGTTTCATGACGGAAAGAATATGATTTGGTTTTGCGCTGATATGAGTGGTGATATTGCAGGATGTGTCGCGTTAAGGATTTTAGGAAAAAACAAAGGTAGATTAAATCATTTATATGTTAAAACTGCTTTTCGTAAGGGTGGAATTGCATCACTCTTAATTCATACATTAGTGCGCTATGCTATGACGTTAGGTATAAAATCAATCGAAACCACATCTAAATCTTCTCTATTTACAAAGAAGTTTAAATTCCAACCTACTGGGATTGAATACAAGTGCAGCGGTAGAAAGTTAATATTAGAGCTATGAAGATTTATCTTAAACAGAATGTGTGGGATGCAGCCTTAGAGCGTATAGAGCATATATTTGATGAGTTTGATGATGTCGTTGTTTCCTTCTCAGGCGGTAAGGACAGCACAGTAACATTTCAGCTTGCTATGATGGTTGCTGAGAAGCGAAACAGGCTTCCGCTTAAGGTTATGTTCTTAGATCAAGAAGCTGAGTGGCAGAATGTAATAGATTACGTCAGGGATGTTATGACAGATCCCCGTGTAGATCCTATGTGGTTCCAGATGCCAATTCGCATGACTAACTCGACATCAAACGATCAGCACTTTCTGCATTGCTGGACAGAGGGCGATGACGAAGATTGGATGAGACCAAAGGAAGATTTCGCCATAACAGAAAACATATATGGCACTGATAGGTTCTTTGATCTTTTCCCAGCAATTATGAAGCATCATTGGCCCAATAAAAAGTTAGCTGTCTTAGCGGGAGTAAGGGCAGAGGAAAGTCCCGCTCGTCTTGCGGGTTTAACAACGGCAGCAACTTATAAATGGATTACTTGGGGCAAGGCTGTAGATAAAAAAGTTGGGCAGTATAATTTCTATCCTCTTTATGATTGGTCATATACGGACATTTGGAAATCCATACATGAGAATGGGTGGCAATACGCCAAAGCATATGACTACTTTTATCAATATGGGATAAGCCCGACTAAAATGAGAGTTTCAAATCTTCATCATGAAACAGCAGTTCACCAGCTTTTTTATCTTCAAGAGATAGAGCGCGAGACATGGAATAAATTAACCAAGCGATTAGAGGGTATCAATCAAGCCCGCCATATGACCAAGGAAGATATGTTCCAAGCTAAGAAGCTGCCGTATATGTTCAAAGACTGGAAGGAATACAGAGATCATTTGCTGGTCAATCTAGTAACTGATCAATCCTATCAAGACGCAATGAGAAAGCGGTTTCATGCTATGGATGAGAAGTATGGTCTTATGAAAGACGTTTCAAAGCTTCATAAAGTTCATATCGCAACAGTGCTTGCACAGGATATTGATTTTACTAAGTGCAGCAATTTTGAGCAAAGCCCCTATGCGATTACTTACAGAAGATGGCGTAGAGGCGAGCCAAAAGACATTAAATTTGTTCAAAAATCAGAAGCGAAAGATTGGATACCAGTAGCAGTATGAAAATTTTGCATGAGTTAGAAAAAGCCTTTCATGGCACAGATGATCAGACCAAAATTGACATGATCGAAAAGATCAAAGATTTTTTGCATGAAATTACACCGATACAGCAGCCGGTTGATAGAGTTAAATGGGTTGATATAGATATGGTGCAAGCAAACGACTACAATCCTAATAGTGTTGCTGGTGCGGAAATGAAATTGTTATACACTTCAATCAAACATGATGGATATACCCAGCCAATAGTTACTATCTATGATGAAGATCTTGATAAGTTTATTATTGTTGATGGGTTCCATCGATATTTTACATGCAAAAGCAATCAGGACATCAAAGATCGAAATCATGGTCGCTTGCCAATAGTTGTTATTGAGAAGGATATAAATGAGCGCATGGCGGCAACAGTTCGTCATAACAGGGCCAGAGGATCACATAGTGTAGATGGAATGGCTAATATGGTTTTTTCAATGCTTGGAGAGGGCTGGAAAGACGAGGACATATGCAATCATCTTGGGATGGAACCAGAGGAGCTATTACGGCTCAAGCATATTACTGGATTTTCAAAGCTGTTTGCGGATGCTGAATACAAGAAAGCATGGGTTACAAAACAACAGATTTTGATTAAGAAAAATTATGAACTGGAAAATAGTGAAAATAAGTGATAATGATTAGGGTATGAGTAACAAATTAGAAGAAGCGCTAAAGCGCACTATCAAAGATGAGTTTGTTCATGGGTTCATGGATGAAAATGGGGCGCGTCAATATCCTACGATTATGGCCTTAGCAAAGCGTCATGACATTCCAAACGTTACGCTTCATAGGCATTCCAAAAAAGAAGATTGGCAGTCTGAAAAGAACAAAGTCCAGACGGAATATGAGGAAGCCATTGCTAGAGAGCGTCTTGAAAAGATGGTCAAGAATGGCGCTGTTTTAGATGACAGATCTATCAATCTCGCATTTGGAATGATGGGGGATGTAGCGCGTAGATTAACGGAAGATCAGGAAAACAGAGATAAGCTCAGTCGCATATTAGATTTGCCCGATGGACCCGATAGGGATGAGCAGCTTAAAAAGTTTCATATAAAAAATAAGATTATGACAGCTTATGATCTAAGTTCTATCGCTGGAGTGGTTGCACAGGCTCAGAAGATAGGCAAGTTAGCGATGGGTCAAGCACAAGAAATAAGCAAGGTATCAGCGAATGTCTCAGCACCAGATAGTTTACGAGAAATTATCTCAGAACTGGACGAACTTGCCGCAATCAAGTCATCAGCAGCAAAGCACACTATACAGTAATTGGCTAAAGATGGCTCGACCAGAGCAGATTACTCCAGCTGGTCAATGGAACGTTTGGTTGATCTTAGCGGGTCGTGGATGGGGAAAAACCATGACAGGCGCTTTTGACACTATGCTTTACGCATTGAATAATCCTAATAGTCGATGTGCAGTTGTTGTTCCTACATTTGGAGATTTAAGAAGGGTTGCTTTTGGTGGGGTCTCAGGAATTATGAACTGGCTACCAAGCGAATGTTTGCTTAAAGGTAGGGGGCAGGGGTATTCTTCATCAGCACAAGAAATCAGATTATATAATGGCTCTTTAATACAAGGTTTTGCTGCTACAGAGCCAGAGAGATTGCGTGGCCCTCAGTTCCATAGGGCGTGGTGCGACGAGATAGCGGCGTGGTTTTATCCAGAGGCGTTTGATCAATTAATGTTTGGATTGCGTTTAGGGGAAAATCCTCAATGCGTAATTACAACCACGCCAAAGCCAAATGATCTTACTCGCAGTCTTTTAAAGAGAACTAACACTGCTGTAACTAGAGGAAGCACATTTGATAATGCTGCAAACCTTGCGCCCGCCGCATTGCAGCAACTTAAAGAAAAATATGATGGAACAAGGCTTGGTAGACAAGAGCTTTACGCAGAGGTTCTTGATGATCTTGAGGGTGCCCTCTGGAATTACAAGATGTTTGAAACTCATAGGGCAAATCCAAGTGAAGAGCCTCAATATACTAGAACTGTCATTTCGATTGACCCAGCGGTAACAAGCCATGATGAAAGCGATGAGACTGGAATAATTGTAGCAAGCTTGGGAGAGGACGGGAGGTTTTATGTTAGGCAAGATGCGTCTATGCGGGGGTCTCCTGATGAATGGGCAAGGAAAGCTGTGAGCCTTTACCATACTTTTGAAGCTGACAGGATTATCGCAGAAGTAAACAACGGTGGCGATCTCGTCGAAAAAGTGGTAAGAACTGTAGAGAGAAATGTTCCGTATACTGCGGTAAGGGCATCCAGAGGAAAGCTTGTAAGAGCAGAACCCATTGCAGCTTTATACGAACAAGGCAAAGTAAGGCACGTTGGTGCTTTTAATGAATTAGAGGAACAGATGGCGTCTTATACCCCAATGTCTAAGAAATCGCCTGATAGACTTGATGCTTTAGTTTGGGCATTAACAGAATTGAACTCAAGAACAGGCAAGGCCGTTTGGAGAATTAGCTGATGGGTATTTTAGACAATATAGCGGGATTATTCAGAGACGCGCCGATTGAGCGCAAGGAAGCACCACAGGTGTATATGAACGCTTCTATGCCGTACCACGCGCGTAAAGATAACTTCAAAGCTTATGCTAATGAGGGATATAGGCAGAACGCCATAGTTTATCGCTGTGTTAATGAAATTGCCAATGGGGCAGCAAGTATCCCGTTTTGCGTTTATCAAGGAGATATAAAGCTTGATAGGCATCCGCTTATTTCGTTGCTGAATAGACCAAACCCATTGCAAGCTGGTGTGGAGTATTTTCAAAGTCTTTATTCATACCTTCTGCTGTCTGGAAATTCATACGCGCTTCAATCAGATATAAACGGCGTTCCAAGAGAGTTGCATGTTCTTAGGCCAGATAGAATTGAGATTGAACCAAGCAGTACCGCAATACCAAAGTCTTATAAGTATAAAGTTGGACAAGAGGTAATAAGAACTTATCCAGCCGACCCAGCAACAGGAGCATCTGAGATTAAACATTTCAAGATGTGGAACCCTCTGGACGATTATCTTGGGCTTTCGCCACTTATGGCAGCTTCTATTGATGTCGATCAGCACAACATGATTGCGAAGCACAATATCGCATTATTGGCGAATGGAGCGCGACCCTCTGGGGCGATTGTATTCAAGCCCTCTGATGATGCTGGAATGCGTATGATGCTATCAGATGGTCAGCGACAGCAGTTGCAGTCAGATTTGCACTCTAGATTTCAAGGCGTAGATAA